CGCCCCGGTTTCACCCGGCGGCCCTTCCGGTCCCGCGGGTCCAACCGGGCCCATCGGGCCAGCAGGACCCTGGTCGAGTGTTGCAAAGACTCGCTGCGCCATCAGTTACTGTCCGTGTAGACGTTGTAGTGCCCGCAGCCGCAGGCCCCGATATCGCCCACCACAAGCATCGGCTGCGGCGCGTTCAAGGACAGAACACGCATGAGCGACTCGCGGGCGTCAGCCCGCACCTGCGGGTCCACAGGCCGTTGAAACTGCGGCGCAAGCCGAACGGCAAGGTTTAGCACCAGGGCGTCCTCATATCCTGATGGCAGGTTAACTACATCGTTGGATGTCAGGAACGCCGCAGTCTGGTGCCAGCTAAAAAGCTCCAGCATGAAGCTGGCAGATGGCGCCGGCCAGAGGGTCAACGTGGAAAGCGGCGCGGCCGCATCATTATAGATGGCCGATGGGTATCCGGTGGCGGTGTCCGTCCATCGATTCGCCCATTCTGCATGGGTGGCTATGGCCAGCGGCGAACGGAACCCCGCGTCCACGATGTTCGCTGCGGAGATCTCGATTGGGCGCTGGGCAACGATGTCCGCGGGCGTCTGCCCGGAACTGGCGATGCCGATGGTGTACGCCGCCTGCCCGCCGGTCAGCAAATAGGAGATTGTGTCTTGCGAATAGATGAACATCGGGTCCAGATGGAGGCTGGACATCAGGCGATTGAGCTCCGCAAGCGCATCATCCATCTGCGCCGTGGACGGCATGCGCCCCGGCCCGATGGTGACGCCCGCTTTACGCAGCGCCGGGTACAGGATCCCGGATCCGGCCTGGATCACGAAGCCACCCCGGTCTGGCTGGGCAGCGGGTTGGCCTGCGGCGGCGGCGTCCTCATGTGGTTCTGGCTGTTGAGTTGAACCAAACTCGCCTTGTACATCTGGGCATTCGCAGCCAGTTCCGGGGCCACCGTGCGCCCGTACTCGTGGGCCAACGTGAGAGCTAAATTGAAGCGCAGCGCTGCCTCGTATCCCGGCGGCATGGCGATGGTCGCGCCGGTGGATCCAAACGCCGCAATCTCAGCCAAGATCCACAGTTCCAACGTCCCGGTGGTGCGCGGCGCGGGCCAGAGGTAGACGGTGCTGGACGGGTACTTGTAGTCGCAGAACAACTTGCGGGTGACGATGGCCAGCGCGCCCTTTTCGGTGATTTGCGCCCAGCCGCTCGCATCCACGATCTCCAGCGGGTGGTCCGTGCCGCCGGCAGACACGGACGCGGACTGAATCTGCACGGGACGCGCAGTAAGCACATAGGCCGCGGACGGCGTCGTCAACGGCACGGTGACCTGCGCGCGTCCCACGATGCTCGCGCCCTCGGTGTTCCAGCTGCCCACCATCTGGTTCAGGGCCACGAAGGCGTCGTTGAGTTCATCCGTTTCCAGCGTCTCGCCCGATGCAATCTGGCCTATCAATCGCATGCTGCTATGGATCAGGTCGCTAACTGTCGCCATATTTCGTACCTACGCACAATCGCCGTCACTTCCCGTCGTCCATTTACGCTGCTTCAGGTTCCTGCGGGACGGCCGCCACCCCGGCGCGCACCGCCCGCGCCGCCAGATCCTTGTTCATCTCCACGCTGTCTCCCTTGTGGAACCGCATCCCGAACAGCTCGAAATCCGCCGTGAACTCGACCAGCATATATAAAGGATGCGCCGCCCCGCCCGTGATCAGCCGTGGGGATGCCCCACTATCGCGTGGTTGCGCCTTATGCTTCCGCGTTTTCGTGCGCTCCCTCAAGTAGGCGTTGATGCACCCCTTGCATTGCGCATGCAGCCTGCGCCCCCGGCGGTAGAACTCGCTAACAGGCTTAACCTGCCTGCATTTGGAGCATTCCTTGGTTGGAACCTGATCGGATGTTTCACGTGAAACATCCTGTGAAACAGCCTGCGAAACCGCGGGGAGCGGCTCCGCAGGTTGCTGGGTGGCCTCAGGCTCGCGAACCTCAGGCCACGGACTGCGCGCCCACGCCGGACCGAGAGCGTCCTCTTCGGCCCTAGACTGGACGAGCTGAATCGGCAGCGTCCGGTGGAACTTCCAGCGGGGATACTCTCCGTCCATATTTAAACCGGCGGCTCCGGTTCCGGCTCCTCGGGAGGAATCGTCGTCCAGTACGTTTTGTTGATGGTGGCGTCCTCGTCCTCTTTGTTGAGCACCACTATCGGGGGGAGCCTCTCGAAAATCGAGAAGTAAACCTTCGGGTAGCCCTCCGGCCATCCGTCAGGTGGCGGTTCAGTGGTGATGATCGCCGGCCGCACGAATGCGGGCGGGGGCGGCGGCTCGAAAACCTGCTCTTCCGGTTGCGGTTCCTGTCGTTCTCCGTTCATAACTCCTCCTAGCTCACGATGCGCACGGCCCACTCGCTCCTCGGCGCGGCAAATCCGTACAAAATATCTACCCTGCAAATAAAAAGATCGTTTAAGACGTCATAGTCTTTTACTACGCGCATGGACACGCCGGTGTCGGGGTCTGTCTGGCTGGCGCTGTCGGCCCCTGGCGGCACAGCCAACGGAGCCATGCCGAGCACGAACGCTGCCCGGTGAAACGCGATACCTTCCGTCGCGGTGCTATTGGCGGTCCCGATGATGGTCAGCGGCGCCGATGCCGCTGGGCTGGCGGTCACCGTCTTGTTCGTCCCGGTCGGCGTGATCGCGGGGAATATGGGAATACTGGCCGTACCATCAGCCGCAGAACTCACGTCCGCGGTCACCGTGAACTGCTGCAACTGCCCTGACGAGACGCCGCTCACCGGGTTGACGCTGTAGACCAGCGGCAGCGTGAACAGGTCGCCCTTCTTCAACCGGGACGCGGCGCTGGCGGTGAATCCGCTCACCAGCAACGTAGAACCAGTCTGGCTGCCCGTAGTCACGATGGGAGCACCACCCAGAGGGCCTACCGTGTGCGTCTGGACGTTCTGATCCATGATCCAGGTGAACCCGCCCATCTCACCCATCCTGCCTTTCACGTACTGCGAGGCAATCTGGGTCTGGCTATTGAAGATCGCCTGCGCGGCCTTCAACGTGGCTTCCTGCTGCCGCGGAGACACCACCATGTACCGCTTGCCATCCACCGGCGTGCTGTTCTCGTCCAGCGTCCTGCCGGCCGCATACGCGAAATCCAGCGTGGTGAAGGCCGTTCCACCCGTGCCCACCGAGTTCGCGGTGCTCTGATACGCCATCGTCAGACCGTCCACGTCCACCTGGTTGGCCAGCGCCGCTGCGGCGCTCTCGACGTACCGCTCCGAAAAGTTGTCGATACTCAAGGTCTGCTCTACACTGGTGAACGAGAAGCCCACATGGGCCTGCGTGCTCAGAGTGAGGTTCTTCGATGTTTCCACGGTGTCCTGCGGCGTCATAACGCGACCTTTGGTCACCGCGTAGCGCACAGGATCCCTGAGTCTCAACGTGTCGCCGATCTTGGCGCCGCTCACCGCAAACTTGTCGTCGTACGTGTGCTCCAGAACCTTGCTGAACCCCAGATTGTTTTTGAACCGCATGAGCAACTCGTTTGTGATCATGCTCGTGGTTAAAAGAGTATTCGTAGCCAATTTACTTGTTCCTTAGCTGCGCCATACGCAACCGCTCCCATCGCGTGTAATCGCTCTGCACTTCGGGGTCGTTGATGTCCTCAGACGGCGATCCCGCGGAGCGAGTCACGGCGGCCGGCGGTCTGGTGGCGCTGGTAACCTGCTTCTTCGGTGGATCGGAACCTGTGGATGGAGTGGAAGGAATGCCGTTAGGAAGACGGGCGGCAATCTTGCCGATCTCACGCACCGCGCTGTGCGGACTGAGTGCGGCAATGCGCTTGATCTCCGCGGGATTCTTCGCCAACCAGTAGAGGATTTCCGCGCCCTGCTCTTCCTCGAGGATCGCCTGGCGCAAATCAGCCACAATCGGGCCCTTCGGCATCTCCACGCTCTCGATGGTTTCGAGGTAGTCCGGATGCGCCCGCTTGGCGGCCTTCTCGCGGGTTGCCCAATCGGCCTGCAGCCTCTCCTCGTACTGAGCAACTGCCTGACGCTGCGCTTCCTGCTGCCTGGCCCTCTCGCGCTGGTCGATCTTGAAGTCCGTGAGAGCTTCCTGATACGCCTCGAGCGTCTCGAAATCCTCGAGCTTGGGCTTGCCTTCGACGGGCTGTGGCTGTGGTTTCTCAGGCGGCCTCGCCGCGGGCGCTGGTTGTTGCTGGCCCGCAATCACACGTCTGAGTTCGTCCAACTCCCGCGTCAGCTTGTCGATCCTGCGCTGGCGCGATCCGGGCCGCTTACGCTCCCCGGTATCCTTGGACTCTTCCTCGTCCTCTTCCTGTTCCTCTGGTTCCGATGGTTTCTCCGGGCCTGGCTCCGGCTCAGTTTTGGCCGGCGGAATGGCTTTCTCCGCGGCCGCAGGCGGCTTCTTGGATGGCAACTCACCCGTCTTCCGCCACGCCTCGTACTCCCGGAAATCCTCAGGACTTACGGTATCTTCAGAGGGTGACGGTTCGGGCTTCTGGCCTTCTACGTCTTCGGACATAAACTTT